ATCAACCGCCGCTTCGTGATACACAATCAAATTATTTAATGTTGCTGCCTGTGGGTATGGGCGCAGTGGGCTATCCAACCAAGCTGAACGTGGCATCGTGCCGTAGTACCACACGCGGTCTAAGTAATTAAATATAACGTAGCGGTCAATTACATCACTATTAGCGGAGCAATAGAACCACCATACTTCGCTATAACCCTCGTTCGTACCAGCAAAGCACTGGAAGGACTGTGTTTTGTTAATATCGTCAAACACATAAGAACGTAATGCACAAGGCAATGTCTCCACACGACCAGAGTAGATATAGAACTTATCCGTACCCATCCAGTAAGTAACGCCGTTAGCTGTAGCCATAGCGTTGGGAGAAATTATCGAGATATTGTCTGCTAGCAAAGTAAATTGCCAAACGTAAGGATACCCAATGTACTGCATGGAATATAACGACGAGTCTGTCCAGACCAATATTTCTTGACGGGTTTGCAGCGCACCCATAATGAACGAACCATGCGACAGTCTGTTGTACCCCGCTAGGCTAGTTGCAGAATCGGGGACATACGCCCATCCTGTTGCCGTATAGTCCTCAGCGTCAGACCAGCGAATTAGCATGGGGTCTTGTGCCGTACCGTAAGGGCCAAGGTCACTACACCCAAACGCAATCGTAATGCGGCTGGTGTCCGATACCATAATTTGATTTATGTACGCAGGCACGTCTGTGCCGGAGACTAGCGTTCCACGAGTAGTGTAGGCTGGAGTTGTGCCTCCGCCCGGTTGCCATACGTATAAAGCACCACCACGAGGAGAGAATAAAAGTTGCTCACCCCAGTTAGACTGACTCCACAGACGAAGTTGTAAACCAATACCAGCACCTGATGTAAAGCCCTGACCCCAGCCACGCACACCTAATTGCGCACGAACAACAACCGCAGTGCCACCACCACTTGCAGTCGATGTTGCATTTACCACCGGAGCTACGCCACCATTAGTAACAAAAGTAAATGTGTTTGGATTGGTTACAGTAATCTCTACTGTGCGGTTAATAAGCGCTGAGTTAATGCCGCCTACCGCAGCCGATCCGCTAATGTTCACATAGGCAATCGATGCCACACCAGTACCGGAGCCTACGCCTGTCGCAGCAAAGATAACGCCTATAGTGTTTGCAGAAGCACCAATAGCTACAAAATCAGTTGTACCAACGGTGACAATCTTATATACCTGCCCAACAACAAACGATCCTGCGCTTGTGTTGTATCCATGCGCTGTTTGCGTAACTGTAATTACGTTGCTACCACTCGTAGTTGCAATTGGGTTTGTGCCCAAAGTAACAGCATAACTAGTTGACCAAGGGCCTGCTCCCCAGCCTGTACCTACAGTGTAAATATCTTTACCAGTACTAATCTGATACGCAGCCACAACAGCGCCACCACCATTACCTACATCAGAACCATTTGCAGTAGCTGTCGCAGTAAACGTGTACTTGGTGCTAGAAAGCACTTTGGTAATTTGATATTCCTGATTTAATACCGCCGCAGTAATGTTGCCGCCAAGACTTACCGCACCAGAAAAGGTTACGAAGTCACCTATTTGAAGGTTGGATACACCAGAATCTGTTACTGTAATTGTTGATGACCCGCTAGTTGCAGCAAAAGTAGCTGTGCCTGTTGTCGTTGTTTTTATCGGCGTAATGTCGTAGTAGTTGCCACCAATATCTTCTACATAAAACTTTAAGTTGGTGCCAATACCAAGCAGGTTATACTGCGTTAACGTAATCCAATTCCACAGTGAGCGGCACGTACCAACGAAGGCCGTGTATGACAGCGCTGCCCACCCGCCAATCTTTTCAGGATAGCCAGAACGAAAACGCACCTTATCGCACTCAAACCAACCACCTTCATTGGCAAGCGTTGTGCCTTCACGATTTACACCGGGGCGAAACTGTAATTTCTGCAAGGGCACGTTTTGCTCCTTAAGCTTTCATAATATATGCAAGGGCAAAATACGGAGGTAGGTTTGTGCCGGTAGGAGTTACTCCACTAGAGGTTGTTGTGCCAGAGAACGAATGGTTATGGTTTCCGTTGTCGTCTATTATTTGTTGGCCAGAAGTTAACGTGTCATAAAACGCCATGCTTGTATTGCGGTCACCCGCTGAAATAACAACCGCTCCTGCTTCTCTAAGACCTTTCGTATTACCAACCGCCGAACCCCCCCACAGAGGGTGATGGTGACTACCCGCATTGTTTGTATTCCCGCTGTATGTATGCGTATGGCTTGGCAATGTTGAATCTGCACTACCGCCTGTAGCATTTACAGCATAACTTGACCCTGCGCCTACTATAAAACGATCTCTTAAGTCCGGTGTACCGTTTGCCCCATTACATAAATACCACCCAGACGGGATGGCGCTAATTAACCCCGACCACATGACTATACCGCCAGATGGAAAGCCACTTGCTATAGCAGAATCTACGTATTGTTTAGTTGCCGCTTGTAGTGCAAGTGTTGGGTTTCCACCTAATGTAGTTGTACCAGATACCTGCAAATTTCCTTCAGTAAAGAAGTTGCCTGAAACATGGTTAATAGCATCGACTACATTGGTACCATCGCAATAAACAAACGACTTAGAGTTAGCTGCCAAGGACACGCCAGAACCTGCCGCTGTTGTATTGCCTGCTACCGTGCTTGCATAAACTGTTGCCGCATAAGAAGAGGTATTAACGAAAACATAGAGCTTAGATACGGGAGGTATGAAGACGTTAAACGGTGCGCCTGTTAGTGTTGACAGGCTGATGATCGCATTACGGGACTGGTCAGATACACCGTTATAGACGCTCAGCGCTTGGTTGGTTGTAGTAACAACTACACTGGCAGTTCCTGCAATCGCCTGCTCAACCAATGTTCCGATGTTGTTGTTTGTCGTATTACCCCAGACACCGGACTGCTCACCGTTGGCAATCAGCTCAAAGCGTAAATCTGGTGAATATGATGAAGACATATTAGTTCCTTAACTAAGGTATATTGCGCGTTCGTCGCTGCGTCGGTTAACCAAGCCTTTCAAGACTTTACCGCCAGCCTTGGTGTACTTTAAAAATTCGTCTGCTGCCCCAGCATAGTCGCCGCGATTATGCTTCTGTCTGAGAGTGCTACGCTGTAAAGTGCCAAGCCCGACGTTAAAAGAAAAGCTAACAAGGGCATCCAGCCAGCCTTGGCGAGTGCCAGCACTAGGACAATATTTAAGAACTCCGCGTTCAAAACTCTCAAGGTCTTTTGCAAGTATGGCATCGACTTCTTCCATTGTAAACACACGGTTCCAGCCCGGTGGACAGGCCATGCAAGCCCTGTCGTTAAGGTTCATTTTGCACTGAGCGGGGTCGATGACATGCCCTACACCAACCGTCCAAAGTTTAGCTGGGCATTGATACGGCTTTAGTCGCACACCCTCATGGTGAGCTATCATATCTAATGCTCTTTTGCTAATCATTTACCAAACGCCCTGCCACCGAAGTGAAACGCAATAATCGAAGCAAACAATGCCTGAGTCTCGTCATCCCAGAGTTGGTCGGCAAGCTCTTTAAAATCTACCCCAGCGGAGTACCCTTTCCATGCCAGCGTTGCGTCAATTGCGCATAGTAAAAAGAAAAACCCATAGGTAATTACCGGTCTTACAGATGCGCGTAAATCCTTCATAAACTGGCTTGTACCTTCATTTAGGCTTGTGTCGTGGGCGTAGATGGCATTCATCTCGGCTTGCTGTGCACCGATTAGTGTGGTCTTTTCTGTTGAGGCGGTCTGCGTCTGGATTTCTTCTAGCTTGATGGCTTCAAGCTGTTGCTGTGCTGCGTAACCCGCTGCGGCTAGTTGTAGTTCTCTATCGATCTGTAGCTTGGCAAGTTCAAGCTCGTGCTTCTTGTCTTGTTTGTCTTGGAAAAAATCAAGCAGCTTGGGCAAACCCCCAGATAGGAACGATATGAGTGTCGAAAATAACGTAAGCATTAGCGCTTGCCCCTTTCTTCCATCAGCTTGACCCGCACCTGCAAGTCATGGATTTCTTTGTACAACTCTTCCTTCATGGCG